CAACTTGAAGGCGGCATGGTTAGGGTCGGTGACGCAGGCGATGAGGTGACGCTCGGCATTATCCCGAAAGGGTCAGACACAACGCTGCGCAAGGTCGGCCTGCATGAAATCCAGCATATGATTCAAAAAGAAGAGGGCATGGCACCTGGCGGTAGTCCTGAGATGTTTATGAAATCGCCGGAAGAAATCGAAGCGATGAAAACTGCTTTGCAGACCATGCACGCCGCGCAGAACTGGTTAAGCTTCAGCGCTGCTAATCAGGGCATGCCACTTGGCAAGCGTTGGAGTCAGTGGAAAGAAGAGTATGCGGCTGCCAACGGGTTTGAGCCGAAAAATGAATTGCGCGGCCTAAAACCTGCCGATGGCGCGGCTTTAAAACAGGCGCAAGATCAGATACACAATGTTTTGCAGCAATCGCGCAGCCCCGGAAACTCATATCTTTTACTCGCTGGTGAGGTCGAAGCACGTAATGTTGAGGCGCGTGCAGACATGACGCCGATGGAGCGTCGATTGACCCCAGCACGCGATACAGAGATTGAAACGCTGCCCCACAGCCCTGACGAGAAACTGCCTGCCCATGTTCTTGACATTAAGAAGCGCGCTCTGCTGAAAGATAAGATTTACTCTAACCCAGATGGGACGCCGCCAGGCACTATTCCTTTCCAACGTGGCGGCCAGGCTGCGTCACCGGATGTAAGGATGAGCAAGCCAGGGAAAACGCCGTCAGTGCCGCACGCGGTGCAGACTGAAACCGACAACCCCAGCAGTATCGTGAACATGGTGTACAACGCTGCCGGAGATCCACCGCCGCCGCCTAGCGGCAGCAAGTGGACTAAGGCGCAGCTCGCTCAGATGCTGGATCAGCAAGCGGAAGAAGCTGGCCGTAAGATCACGGTGTTCGATGACGCCGCCCTTGACCAGATATCAGACACCATCACCAACGAGACTGCAGCCGCGCTGGGTCGTAAAGGCAATGCCAGCGGCTGGTACAACGCAGACATCAAGAAGACGATCAACACGATCAATAAGGTCCATCCAGAGATTAAACAGGGCAACGTGAACGAAGGCGTGTTCATGTTGGGTATGGCTATTACGTCCAACGGCAAAACCGTGGACTACAATTTTAAGGCAGCCGAGCACCTCTATCAGCACTTCAAAAACACAGGGCGGTTCCCTGATGACGCGAAGAGCCTCGAGGCAGCAGTCGGCGGGTTCGGCCAGGAAGTGGGAACCCTGGTCGGCAGCATGCAGAAAGCCAACCGCCTTATCGACAAGATGGGCGTAGATGACTTTGTTGGTTTTCTCAATACACCGTTCACTGTAAGAGAACTCAAGGCAGCAGGGTTCACGGTAAGCTCTGAGGGCCAAGATTATATGACCCACGGCTCGGTTATATTCGGACCAAAGATTGGCGGCGGGTTCTACCAAAACCTGCGGGGCAATTTTGATCCTATTACTTTTGATCGTTGGTGGTCGTATTCTTGGGGCCGGTGGACGGGCAACGCTGTTAAGAAATATAGCGAGAAAGGCCTGGCGGGTCAGCTCGACACGTTTAGAGCGCGGCTGACAGAAGACATGCAGGCGTCTGGCAGTAAGAAGGGAATACCTAAGACTGAGCGTGGGTTGATGACCGTCGCGCGGGAAATGTACAAAACATATAAAAAGAATAATTTCCAACCGCGTACTGATCTCAATAAGGCGGCACAGCGTTTCGTTGAAGGGCGCACCACGCAAATGGAACTCGAGCCTGGCGGCAGCGGCCAACTCAATTACATGCGTAAGAGTGCCCTCGCGGCGATTGAAAAGCTGAAGAAATTAGGTTACAATGTGACACCTGCTGACTTGCAAGCGACGGTCTGGTATCCAGAGAAGGAGCTGCATCGTCACTTCAAGATCGGAACGAGCAGATCAGATCCAGATAGCTACTCTCTCGCGGCAGAGCGGTTCTTGAAAGAGTATAGAAAGGGGGCAAAAGGTGGCCGAGGAAAGTAAAAATCTAAACTGGGGGCATGACCCCGAAGACAACGAAGGATTCACTATTGCTGATATGACCGACCAAGAGGTCGATCAATTCGCTGATAAAATCATGCAGCTGATGGCCAATAAGAAGAGCAAGACACCGAATTAGAGTGCCTGCTGACCCTGCCTTTTTCTACCCGCCTGACGGCGGGTTTTTTTATGGGAAAACCGATGCTGAACAATAACGATCAACTGCCGCTGTTCTTGCTCGACAACGAGGACAGTCCAACGTCCGACCGCATGGTCCCGCTGGCACCAGGCCCAACCGGCAACCCGATGCAAATCGCGATGAATGGCAACATCGGCCGCCTGGGGCTTAGCACCAGAATTATGGACTGGCTATCACCTGGCGGCACTGACGCAACGAAACGAAAAGCAATCGGAAAGAAAATAGGCGGCGATGTTCTCGGCAACGCATACGAGCGCTTCCAAGAGAAGATGGCTGCAGATCGACGCGCAGCTGATGCAGCAAAAGAGGCCGGCGTCGATATGCCTGTCGGTGCAGGTGCCAATGTAAAGCCGGACCCTGAGCCGGTTCTCGAGGTACAATCGACGGCAGTGCCGGAAACAACTGCGCCAGGAACTGTTGCGCCAGGAGCAGCGGCGCTAGACCCAGCCGCAACAACGGAGCCCAGACCGCCGCAGCCTGACCCTGAGCCCGTTATAGTCGAAGACCCGCATCAGCACCTCTACCAGGTCGATGATGCCGAGGTGGATCGCATTCTGGCAATCGACACGCAGCGCGTGGTCGAGCCTACAGACGGCGTGCTGTATGGCGGCCTGCGTGCTGAGGGCAAGAAAGGCGGTGTAGTCGATCCGAGGGACATGAAGATCCCTGATGAGAACGGCGTGCGGCAGCTCATCGAGGCAAATGCTGACAGGACGGCCGAGGCTCTAGCCAAGATCAATCCGAAGAACGTCGAGAGTTTCTCGCTAAAGGAAACCGAGCGCCTGGCTGACCTGCTCGGCATGAACCGCGAAACCTTACGCCATCGCTTGGCCGAGGGTTTCCAGATCGACATCAACAACCCAGGTGCTTTGGCAGCCCACAGCCACGCCGCCAAGCAAATGCTGGTTGATGAGCTACAGGTGCTTAACAAGCTTGTCGATAACGCTCGAGCGACAGGCACGGACAAAGCGCGCCTAGCCGTGATGCAACAGAGCGAACTTGTTAACCAACTGCAGGCGCAAGTCTCTAATGCCAAAACGGAAATTGCCCGTGCGCTGAACGCTCAAAAACTTGCAACGTCTGCAGACCCTGCGCTTGAGCAAATTGATGTTCGCCGCCTGCTCGACGAGAACGGCGGCGCTGATCGCATCGATGAGTTTATGGATAATTTTGTGCGGATGCGGAGCCATCCCAACGCAGCATCCAAACAACTTAAATTTAATCGAAGCTCGCTTTTGGCAAGGGGCGTTGGTGCTGCGCATGAGATGTGGATGAACGCAATCCTTAGCGGTCCATGGACGCATGTAAAGAACACGGCTGGCGTTGCTGCTGCTCTACTGGTGCAGGACATGGTGGCGCTCGGGACGGCAGTGCGACAATCCCCGTACCCGTTATTCGGCAAAGAACCAGATGTCACGTTTGGCGATGTAGGGTCGAAGATTTTCGGGCAGATAATGTCCATCGATGAGGCTATCGCCGTGGGCTTCCGGCAATTTAGAACACGCGAAGACGAGCTGGGTGGTTACAAGATTGAGATGGGCCGAGGCGGTCCTGGCGGCCGGCGTCACGTAGACGCCTGGTCAGCTGAGGGCATGGGTGCGAAGAAAGACTCAATCTGGGGCGTCATAGCAGATTGGACGGGACACGTTGCAACTCTCGGTCGCGGCTCGATGCGGATGCTGATGCTCGAGGATGGCTTCTGGAAAACCATTGCCTATCGTGGCTCGCTCTACGAACAGGCGCACGCGCAAGGAAGAGCTGCTGGGAAAAGCGGCGAAGAACTGGCCGAGCATATTGCTGACAATGTACACGCACCAAAAGCACACATGCATGCAAGGGCTGTTGAAGAAGCGAAGTACGCAGCGTTGCAGACTGACCAGCAGGGAACATCCAAACAAGTTAAGAAGGCTCTCTCGGGAAGGTTCGGCCGATGGGTGGTGCCTTTCTACGGCACGCCGGCGAACGCTATTTTCTGGGTTAATGATCACAGCCCAATGGCACCGCTCTGGTCAAATCGATACAAAATTGCGCAGGCTGAAGGCGGCGCGGCAGCGGCGAAAGCAAACACACAGTTTGCGCTTGGCATGGGTGCGGCGGTAGGCATCTATCTGATGTACAGTGACGACCGCGTGACCGGCGGCCTAAGCCCAAACAAAAGCATTCGCGCGGCATACGCGCGTCAGGGCATCAAGCCGTATCACTTTCGCATTGGTGACACCTGGTATCCGTACAACACCATCGAGCCAGTCGCTACGATTATGGGCCTGATTGTTAATGGCATCGAGGTAGCAAACCATCCTGATACGGACGATGCATCAGCCCATGAAATAGCGGCTAGCATTGCCGGTTCCGTTGGTTACACCCTAGTGAACAAAACCTTCATGGCATCTGTGTCGAACTTTATAGATGCAGTTAAAGATCCTGACGGCTCTCTCGAGAAGTTCTTCATGGGTTACGCGGCCGGCATGTTCCCTGCCAGCTCGATGATGAACGAGTTTCGGCGCTTCTTAGATCCCCACATGACATCGGTGCCAAAGAGCCAACGCGACACGAAATGGTTTAAAGCCGTGCAGGACCAAATTGAAAAGCAGATGAAGGATCATCCCGAGGGCCGCAAGCGGCTCCGGCAGTGGCTGCGACACTCAAAAGACTTGGGCCTGATGCGCCAAATTATCAACGCACAGAAGCGCAAACTGCCAGGGCTATCAACTACGATGAAACCACGCCGCGACATCTATGGCCGGGCGATAGTCGAGACACGCGCCAGCTCACCTTACAAGCCCAACCCTGTAGACCGTGAGCTGGTAGACATTGCCGAGGCCACAGGCTACGCGCCCAACCCTAACCCTGATCACTACAGCGCGGACTTGGGGTTCACAGCTGAAGAGCGTGACGCTTACCACCAGCACATCGGGCCGCAGCAATACAAAGCGCTCGAGCGTTACTTCAAAACGGACGCCAAATACAAGGCACTCAAGAAAGCAGCGCAGGGTGGTGACCGCCTGGCGGGAGAGGAGATCAAAGGGGAGATCGCGAAGAGACTTCTATCTATTAGAGCGGACGGCCGCAAGTGGATGCTAAACCATCCCAAGTTCGGAGCTTTTCTCCGCGATGCATCGAAACGTATTGATTCAGCCAAGCAGTCAGCTGCTCAACAAGGACTTGAGGCATTACAATGACAGTTAGCACAACAACACTCAAAGTAAGCTATTCGGGCAACGGCAGCACCACGGCCTTCGCATACACTTGGAAGGTCTTTGCAAGCACCGAGCTAAAGGTCTTCATCAGATCCTCTGCCGGCGTCGAAACGCTGAAGAGCGAGGGCACGGGTTCAGCCAATTATGGCGTGAGCGGCGTTGGCGTCACCTCCGGCGGTAATGTGACGTTTGTCACTGCGCCGGCGTCCGGCGAAACTGTGGTGATCTTACGTGACACTGCGTTGACGCAGGGCACCGACTATCAGCCGGCAGATCCGTTCCCCGCAGCTGACCACGAAAACGCACTCGATAGGCTGACGCATATTAGCCAGGAGCTGCAGGAAGAGCTGGACCGCTCATTCAAGGTCAGCCGGACCACCGCGATTACCACGCCGGAGTTTACTGACTCGCCATCTGATCGTGCGGGCAAGCTGCTGGGTTTTACCAGTGACGGCAATGGCATCGAGGCAACACCTGGAAAGGTAGCAAGCGTCACCGCGTCGGGCCTATCGACCGGCGCGACACCTACGGCCACCTTTACACCATCGTCAGGCGCATTGGCCCTTGGAATCCCTGCAGGTGCAACGGGTGCACAAGGCCCAGCTGGTGACGTTAGTGAAGCAACAGCCGTAGCGCTTGCCATTGCGCTTGGTTGATCAGGGGGGAAGCATCCCCGAAAGGAGCAAGTTATGGCTAATACTTTTAAGGTAGCGACAAGGCCGTCTGTGAACCACAGCGGCGCTGATACGATCTACACCGTGCCGTCGAGCACAACAGCGGTGATCCTGGGAATGACGATCTGCAATCGTCATAGCGCGGCAACCGACATCGATGTCATCCTTGTGTCGGACACGGCTGGCGGCAACCCAAACACAAACGCCAACGTGTACCTTTTGAAGGACACATCGATCCCTGCTGGGTCAACGCTGGAAGTTTTTGCGGGGCAGAAGATTGTCTTGCAGACGACAGACAGCATAACCGCTCAAGCCGCCGCCGATAATTATATCGACATTTCACTCTCGTTCATGGAGATCACCTGATGCCATTTTTAGGAAGTCAACCGGCCGAGGCTGCCTTAACGACAGGTGACCTGGGCGATGACATCGTGACGCTTGCGAAAATCGCATCCGGCACTGATGGCGAACTTATAACTTGGGATGCCAGCGGAAACCCTGCTGCTGTTGGTGCCGGGACAAGCGGCCATTTTTTAAAGTCACAAGGCGCTGGTTCTGTGCCAGTTTTTGCGGCTGCTGGCGGCGGTAAAGTTGTGCAGGTCGTTCACACACAGGTCGGATCCAGTGCCTCTGGTAGCACCACCATGCCAGGGGATAACACAACGCCTCAAAATTCCGAGGGAGTGGAGTTCATTACCAGGGCGATCACGCCGACCAACGCGAGCAATAAACTTTTGATCCAAGCATTTTTGCAATGCACCTTTTCAAGCGGCGGCGACACAATCAGCTACGCACTCTTCCAAGACAGCACGGCTGGCGCATTGGCGTCTGGAATCGAGTTCAACGACAGTACGAACGTCTTCTCGCCACTCGCGCTTACACACTACATGACGGCTGGGACAACATCGGAAACCACCTTCAAGGTTCGGGTCGGGACCAACTCCAGCGGGACAATGTATCTGAACAAGACTGCAAGCGGCGGCGATATGCACAACGGGCTTTTGGCAACAACGATGACAATCTGGGAAATTTCAGTATGACTGATATTGCAAGTGTAATCGGCTGGAAATTTTCTCACCAAGCCGGAATGGAGACGAAGGACGGCGTGATTACGGCCTTCCCCGGCGGGATACCTTCGAAGTCAAATCAAGACGCTTGGACTGCGGAGTATGAAGCTCACGTCGCAGCGACGGCTTATCAAGAAAAGCGCCGGGACGCATACGCTGAATTAGCAGATCAACTCGACATGCTCTTTCACGACATGACCGCCGGCAAGGCCGATAAAGACGGCAATTGGTACGCTGCTATTGCCAAAGTTAAATCCGACAACCCGAAACCGGAGTAATCTACATGCCATACCTAGGAAGCAGCCCGGCCAGGGGGTTGGTCGGCACCGCAAACATTGATGCCAACGCAATCGATGGCACATTAACAAAAGATGCACTGATCGGTGACTACTCGGATGTGACGATAACTGCCAGCGACCTAATAATGTACGGTGATGCGACTGACAGTAATCACACTAAACGGGACACGGTGCAGGGCATTCTTGATCTAGCCAGCGGCGCTTATGATCTAAAGCAGCAAGGCAGCTACTCATCATCACAAGCGGAAGTGGCGTTCACAGGGCTGACCCACGATTTTTATATTCTCCACCTGTGGAATGTGCAGCTAAGTGCTAGTGAACCGCTGATGGTCGCGATTAGCTACGATAACGGTTCAAACTATTCAAACGCTGGAGGTGCAGCTTCTGCACTTACTGACGATTGGTATTCTACAAACCATGTGACGCGAAACAATGGTGATATTGCCACGGAGGGACGGCATGGAACTAGCGCTGGCGAAACTGAATTAACCGCGTATGGCTCCACCTATAAGCCAGCCGATGTTGCGAACCTTTTTGGCACCATGACTATTGATCGGCATAAGGATGGCGAGGCCCAACCGGGTGGCATGTGCGATTGGTCGTATCACAATGCAGGGTACGCACCCGTGCGCTGCAATAACGCTTGGTTTCACACGGCGAGTGGTGGAACTCAGGGTGACGTGGATGCGTTTAAGATTTACCCCAACTCAGGAACCTTTGAGAAAATTCATTTTAAATTATATGGAACGAACGTGACATAGGAGCGCCTGATGACAACAAAAATTGTAAATGGTGAAGAGGTCCAACTCACTGACGCCGAAGAACAAGCGCTGCTTGATCGTAAGACACGGAGTGAAGCCGGTGCGAGTGCCCTCTGCCTGGAGTCAATTAGAAGAGAGCGGAACAAGCGGTTGCAGGAGACCGACTACTTTTCTCTCAACGATGTGACGCTTACTGATGATATGAAAGCTTATCGCGTTGCGTTGCGAAATCTTCCAGCCAATACGTCGGACCCAGTGGCTTTTCAGAACCAATGGAATGAATTTGAACAAGGTAAGGACGGCGTTGCCGATCCTTGGCCCACGAAGCCGTGAGAATGATGGATGGACCCGGTAACTCTCGCTGCGAGCTATAGTGCGGCCAAGGT